CAAATCCTGACGTAATCGAACCTGAATCCAGCGCTCCTACAGTGACCAAATTGGCTGCACTCGTGATGGATGCTTGTGTTCCGCCTGTGACCGTTGCTGCGGTGCCACTGGCGTTACCTGTAACATTACCTGTTACGTTACCTGTAACATTGCCTGTAACATTACCTGTTACGTTGCCGGTCAAATTACCCGTGATCGTTCCACTTACTGTCAATGCCCCGTCAAACTGTACGTCACCACTATCGACCCATAATGCCCAGTTAGTAGCGCCTTCACTTGGCGCACCAGCTATGTACATGGTAGCCGCAGTTGTAACCGTTCCAGTGGCCGTGATATTCGGCTCAGTCAGATAAACAGCGGATACCAGGGCTGTAGTACCGGTGGGGATAGTGATTGCATTGCTGTTGAGCATTGCCAATCTATGCGTGTTTTCAGTAGCGTCAGCCGTGAATGCAGCAGGATCAATCGAGATAAACCCAGTGTTAGCAACCGACTGCCAGCCAATCTTGACTGCATCAACCGCCTTAACTTCAATGTCTATAACGTCGTCAGTATCCGCCGTGATCGAGGAATCCCCGTCAACGTCGAGTATGATCTTGTTACCATTGCTGTCCTGTGTGCCTGTCCATACTGTCTGACCGTCCTTATCTATAGAGTTCGTGATTTCAGTCTCTATGTCAGTCATGGTGTTGTTATGCACCGTTGAGCTAATGGTTGTACCTGTTACGACAGGATTACCGGCTGGAAGCGTGTACGTACCTGCGCCGTCCCTAGAGATTGAACTACCCTCCCGATTCCGTTACAATACATGTCTCTCTAGCATGTAACGGTATCATAATATGCTTAAGAGGATTTCTTGTAATCATTAGAAGTCCCCTGCTTTAGTTGTTTGTGGGGCCGAGAGAATACCGGCTGTCTGCGCTAATTCCAGCGTCTTTTGCAATGCCTGTCTTTCTGCGAGAGGCACTTGTTCCAGTAATCTAGCGGCCTCTTGTGGATCACGCATAATACCATGTAGAGCCTTAAATGATCTTTCGTCCATTTTACCAACCAATCGGTTGAATGCCGTCTTAAATATCATGTATGTCTGATTAAGCGGCCCTGTAGACGGCAACATAAAGATTTCGTCACCGATTATCTCTTTAGCCTTTTTCATGCCTTCTGCCGACATTTTCTCATATTGCGCCCTTCGCGCAAGACTTTCGGTAATTACCTCAACCTTTTCGACCTTATCCGCCGGTAATACGTCGGGCAGTTTTTCAAATCGCTTGAATCCAGTTGCCTTTTTGATCGTGCTTGGGGCGTCCCTTACAGCTTGAGCGAACTGCGCGGAGCGTTGTACACCCTCGCTTCCTTCCTCGCCCAGCGGGGAAATTAACTTGTCACGCAACACCTTGCCGACTTCCATTTGGTTTATCGGTTTAGACGCTTCCGCAAACTCTGACCTTGCTTTGCCATATTGGGGATTTCTTGTCCCCATCCAATCTATCAGATCACCACGCAATGCCTGTACTTCAGCCTTTTTCGTGCTGCTCAAGGCGTTATCGCCAATCTTTCCTAACTTGTCGTCCAACCCTATTTTCACGAAATGGAGGAATTGAGTTAGGTCGTTTTCTGGCGTTAATCCCCGCGCTTTCATTGACTCTGCCGCATCCCCAACTTCTTTTCTGTAATGAGGGTTAGATACAATCGCTTTCAATTCACTATCAGGAGGCATACGGCCTAGTGCGTCGTCAGCGTATGCTGCCTTGTAATTTATGTCTGCTTGAGCGCCACGGGCGGATATAGCTTGCTCTAAGTCGTCGCCTTTGCCTGATATGGCCTCAACTAGCGCCTTTCTTGAATCATCGTCGGCTAATCTTGCTCGTCGATACGCTGTTGGATCACCTGATTCCGATATTTTTTGCAAAGCTGAGAACTCGGTACGTCCAGCAGGAGCCGCTATCTCACCAGCCGCCGCTTGGCCTTCAGGTAATTGTTTGTTCTCACGCAGGAGCTTGGCTATCGCCTGACGATCCTCACCAGCCGTATCCCGCATAATCCTTCCAGCAGCACGTTTACCGCCACCAGCAAGAAGGGGGTCAATTAAATTCCTGCCGCCTTTCAATACCGCTCCTGCTGCTCCAAGGGTCGCGGGAATACCTGCCCCAACCCCAGTGCCAAGGGCAATTTGAGAAGCCTGTTCCTCATCACTAACAGCGGGGGTTAATGCGCCATATCCACCGCCGACGCCAGCACCGGTCAGCACTTTCTGCATGAAGTTTTTGCCCATGTTAATGCCTTTTCCGGCAGTACCGCCAGTGGCAATTTCAGACGCTAACCTTAATGGCATACTTGTCGTATTATCCCTGCGGTGCTGTTCGTCCTCTTGAAGCCGTTGCTTTGCGCCATATCCAGCTTCCTCAAGTGATTCAAGGCCGGTGAAATGGCCTATATCACCAGCAGCGCCGGCAGCAATCCCCATTCCACCTCTGGCTAAAGCTGTGCCACCAGAAACAATGTCTTGGCCGTATCCTTTTAACTGATCAGCAAGTGTTTGCGGGTCTTGGGGCGGTTGACGTTCAGCGGCCATAGTAATCAAACCACGGCTTACAGCCTCGTCAAATTTGGCCCTTGTGTCTGGGTCAAACCGATCCTGTAAGCCACGATCAGCTATTTCCTGCCATTTTTCTCTGGTTTCCATTAGTTAAACAAATCGTCATCTGACATGGATTTAACGTCTTTGGGTGGCGCAAATATCTCATCGAGAGGGATTCTATCGCCATAATCTAGCCTGAATGCGTCCTTAATCCTTTGCTGCGCCTCTTTCTGCATTTCGACCAACTTCTCAAATTCGCTTCTAGCTTGCTCATCACTCTGCGCTTTCTTGACGGCAACCATTTGGTTTTCCATGCGGTCACCTTCTTTATTAGAGACATTACCAACTGCCCCGCCGCTTTTATTCAACGCCCTCATAGACTGCAAAGACTCAACAAAAATCTGGTCAACAATCGTGCTTCTAATGGCTTGAGCGTCCGTTGAATCAGTGCCAGGTAGGTGTGATCTAGGGTCTAAATATGCCGATGCACCGAAAGAAGTGTCAAAGCCAGGGTGATCAAGGAGTTGCGTGGTCTTGTCTATTAGGCGTTGAGAATTCGCGTATAACCCTTGCGCTCTAGCTGCTGCGCCGCCAACCTCAGAGTCCTTTATGGCGGACAATTCTGCCGTTGTTTCCGCAGCTTTGACAGCCCCTTTATGCTCTGGCATATCCTTTTTGGGTATCTCAATCGGAAACTCAGTTGGAGGCGGAGTATATTGTGTTGGAGCCGGTTGACCGCCAGATTGCAATGCTGCCGCCATTTGATTCTGCGGAGGATTTTGCTGTTGCCCAGCGAGTCCTGCGCCACCCTGCTGCATTAACGGCGTATTCATTCTATCCTGCGGCATTGGTGGTGAAGTAGGTTGCCCACCGCCGGAACCCAATGTATTCATAAGCTGGCGCGAATTACCCATGTCACCATACTGGTTACGCGCTATCGCTTGCTTCATTAGCTCTTTTGCTGGGCCTTCAGGCATACTTTGATAATGTTCAATGTCACGGATATTAGACGAGCTACCGTAAGCGCCATCCTTACCGTATCTTTGTTCAGCCAATTCCATGTCGTTAGCGTGACCTTGCCTCCTATCAGCGCGTTTCAATGCCTGTGATAATGCAGCCTGTTTACCAACTTCGGACTCCATAGGCGCGTCTTGCTTTAGCGGCCCTAATCCAGAAGTAGCCATTTCATTTCCAGCAATCGCAAGCAACTTGTCCCAATCCCTGCCTTCAGTCTCCTTATTGACCTTCAGTTGCTCCTTAGCCTCACGCAGTTGCTTACCGCCCTGCCACTGGCGCAGCATGTGAGCCAAGCCCCTGCCCCAATCGGTCGGCTGTCCACCGCGCAATCCCTCCCGCATGGGTGTGTTCATTAGTTCTTCAGCCATTCTCTGCTGAAGGGCTACTTGGTCTGAAGGAACGTAGTTGTAATTAGCCATTATCTGTCCTAACTAAATAGTTTCCACGGTGTTAGTGAGTTTTTAAGGCTCTTTTTGTGGAAGTTAAATAACCCTTCTGGTTCGCTTTCCTCTATCTGAGGGGCTGGGAGACTAATCGGGCGTGTCGGTGGGGCTGGTATTGGCATTATGGTTTACTTGAAAAGTCCCTTGAATCCACCTTGATTTGCACCTGCCGCCCCCAATGCTGCTCCGCCAAGGCCAAATAATCCGCCCATTAAATCACTTGGGTTATAGGTGTCGGCCTGATAATTACCTTGTGCCTGTGCTGCGTTGAATATCGGTGGTGGAGCTACCTGTGCGCCACTGTACTGCTGGAACTGCGGTAATTGAGCCTGAGTACCAGTTCTAAGCGCGTTTATTTCATTAAGCGGTAAGTTACGGAGATATGCCTGTTCCTGTATCTGACGTTGACGTTCCTGCGCTTGTTGCTGCTGGAAGGACTGATTATTCATGAACTGACGTTGTTGTTCTTGGCTCATATTCTGGAACACGCGCTGATCTTCACTCGTCATGTTCTGGAACATTCTCTGTGCTTCGGCAGCGTCATAACTTGCAACTTCCGCCCTCTCGCCAAACTGCTGGCTACGGACAGCGTTCTGCATTTGCGCCTGAACCTGCTGTTCGCTCAATCCCTGCGCTCTCAACTGTTGCTGGAACTGGGCTAAGGATTCCTGCTCACCGAACTGTTGTCCACGTTGAGCCTGTGCGTCAGTGGCAATAGCGCCACGTTCAGCGAACTGCCCCTGCCTTGCGGCATTCTGCATTTGCGCTTGAACTTGTTGCTCGTTCAGCCCCTGAGACCTCAACTGTTGTTGGAACTGAGCCATTGCTTCTTGTTGACCAAACTGCTGCTGATTTATAGCCATATTGACTTGGGCCTGAACCTGTTGTTCGTTCAATCCAGCGGCTCTTAGCTGCTCTTGGAATTGAGCCAGAGTAGTCTCTTCGCCAAACTGCTGCGCTCTCTGCGCTTGTGCGTCTGCCGAAATAGCCTGTCTTTCGCCAAACTGTTGACCACGAATCGCCATGTCCATTTGGGCTTGAACTTCCTGTTCATTCAGTCCTTGAGCGCGTAATTGCTGGGCAAACTGAGCCATAGATTCTTGTTCGCCAAATTCCTGCCCTCTCTGACCAGCATAAGCGTCAGTGATCGTTGCTCGTTCCCCGAACTGCTGACCACGGATTGCGTTATTAATCTGAGTTTGAATTTGTTGCTCACTCAACCCCTGCCCTCTAAGCTGTTGAGCAAACTGCCCTATCGCTTGACGTTCAGAGAATTCCTGCCCACGCATACCCATTTGTGACGCAGTTTGAGCCTGTTGCTCAGTCAATCCTTGTGATCTACGGGCGTTCTCAAGTCCAGCGATACGGCTTTGTTCCTGACCACCGGCTAAAATAGCTTGGGTGTTAAAATCATTCTGCTGCCGGTTGATCTCGTCCATACGCTCGTTATAGCCTTCAGTCCCCGGTGTAAAGCCTCTGGCAATCAGATCAGCTTCCATATCAGAGCGTTGCTTGGCGAACAATGGGTCTTGTCTTGCTTTCATTGCGTCAGTGATCTGATTCAATCCACCTACTGAGGGATCAATCTGATAATCACGTAACCTGCTGGGATCGACCTGGTTTACGCCGGCCATACCATAATTATTCAACTGACCTTGTGGCGAAAGTTGATTTACGTCAATTTCCTGAAATCCCTGCAATCCACCCTGACTCAATCTACTGAAATCGCTCAAATCCTGATTACGCAGTTGTCCTTGAGGAGATAATTGACCGAGGTTTATATCGGCAACGCCCTGCAATTCTTGATTGTTGAGGGCAGAGAAATCCCGTAATCCAGAGGTATCTATGTTCCCTCGTTCCGCTAATTGCGACAGGTCTATGCCGGTCATTTGCTGCAACTGGCTGGTATCTATGTTGCCCTGTTGCGGTAATTGGTTGGGGTCAATCGAACCATATCCGCCCAATCCTTGTGCAGATAGTTGGTCAAAACCTCTCATTCCGCCAGTGTCTATGCTGCCCTGTTGAGCAAGTTGGTTAAGGTCGATATTCCCGTACTGCCCTAATCCAGCGGTATTCAGTCCACTTCTGTCGCCAACAATGTTCTGATTGGGGGGTGGAGCGCCTTTTTTACTGCCAGCACCGCCGGTATACATGCCACCTGGATTTATACCGCCACTGTCATATCCACCGTCGCCTTGATTAAATCCGCCGCCAGCACCAGGGAACCACGGCTGAATACCTACCTGACCCCCACCGGAACCGTAATTGGAGCCAATCGGAGTTTGGCCGTATCCCGTAATGCTGGAGGTCTGGTTGGTAACTGGGTCAACACCCTGCATTCCCGACGTATCGAATGAAGTGCCGAGCATTCTATTAATGTCGTCAAGCCCTGTAGTAGCAGTTTGTAACAGACCAATATCTAACCCTTGGCCGAGATCGAACTTTTGTTGCTCAGTAGGCGAGAATGTCTGCGTTACCGTGGCTTGCGGGATTCCTGCTGTGCCGTATCCACCACCGTATCCACCGCCGTATCCACCGTATCCACTGCCTCCGCTGGTAGCACCAGTGTATCCACCGCCATAAACACCACTGGTGTTAATCCCGCCGTACTGTCCACCGCCGTATTGACCGCCACCACCGAGCGCCCAGCCACCGGTAGAATCACTCCCACCAGTAGGCGACCAAGTCCACGGATTCTGCCCTTGTGCGGTTAATCCAGCCTCAAACCCCGGAGTATAGCCAAATCCCTTACGCTGCCCTTCTTCCAGATAATGCCCGTAAGCAGTCAAGTTGGGGTCTGATTCCATTGCTTCAGCAACGTCAGGACGCTTGGCTAGATATGCAGCGGAGTCAAATTGCCCTTGACCACCAAAACCACCGCCTGTGCCTTGTCGCCCCCATGTTGTTGTCTGGGTGCCATACGGGGTGACGACATTCGGGTTGGACAGGACGGTAGTTTGGTACGCTGCCCGTTCATTGGCTGCGCCCTGTTCTTTAGCCGCCCCCGAATAATCGGGTGCTGGAGGGGCCGATTTTTTGCCCATTTATGAAACTCCTATGCCGCATTCCTATTGAAATACTTGCACTTGTCTTTTGTCATTTCGGTGAGAACGTAATCTACACCAACCTTAAAACCGTCTTGAATTTTACCAATCTCATAAAAACCAATGTTCTTGATAAACTTCAGTGCCTTTTGGTTGTCAGAAGGCGTGATTCCGATGATTTTCGTCCTACCTGATTCCTCACTGAAGGCAAACTTAAAGACCTCCTCTGCGAAACCATGACGCAAAACAAACGGGTTTCCTATCCATATATGAATAATACAGCTATTATACGACCAACTATCGAAAACGCATACTGCTTCCGGTATTCCTTCGTTGTTTAATGCCGTTATTCCTCTCGTATCCTCGCATAAATTCGGTCTTGCCTCGCCCATATAGTCCAAATGCACGCGCTCTAATGGCACAAAACTAACCAATTACTCCTCCATATTCGTATAAATAGTCAGAAGCGGTATATCTTACGTCCAATCCATTACTAATGGTACTCAACTGTAATGCGATGGCTGTCCCTACTGCATTAACGGTCTGCCAATCATTGAACGAACTCACATCACCGCCCCATGTCGCCCCGTCCCATAGTGCTGCGTCCCACAAACCATGTGGGGAGGGGGTAAAAGTCAGTGCTGCTTGCCCCTGTACGTCGTCGCCAAAATCAACAGCAACACCCATATAAACTGCTGGAGTACCATTGGACAAGAAGTTGGGTCTGACAGAATTAACCTGCTTCAACCGGCCCTTTGCCCCTAAATAAGTGAATGCCTGTTTTAACTGCGCGTCTATGTTCAGACCTTTATCAGCGAATAACTCACCAAAATGACCCACAACACCGTCACCGCCAAAGTACATTTTCTCATTCGATATTGCCCAGCAATTAGCCTCGATCTCGGTAAATCGCCACCACGCACCATTCAGCGTGTTCATGACGTACTGCTCCTGCTTCGATCCCTCACTAACCGGCACATTAACCAATACCTGATTACCCTGCGGGAAGAAGGTCATATTCCAGCCATAATTACTGCGGTAATTAACACTTGCGTCAGTAAATGCCGTTGAAATCATGTCGGTCAAGGCAACCTGTGGGTTAGTCTGCGAGGACTGTAGCGCCCCAGATAGCGGAAATACCCCTTGAACTGTAAGGGTTAGTATGTCGCCAGCGTACTTAATCAAGCACCTTGAGCCTATCGGTTCGCCAATGTTCCAGATACCAATCAACCCCCATGAGTTCGTGGAGGAAGGATTTGTACCTTTGAACACAGCTACTTGGCCTTCACTGGAGACAACGACCAAATGATCGTCTGAGCCTTCACCAGCGTCTAATGTCCATGTCTCGGCGGCAACCAAATACCCACCTTTGGAGAAATAGCCGTCTAATCGAGTTCTAGCCGTCGCTCCACCAACCGAATCAACCGGCAGGTAATAGAGCGAGAGCGAGTTGTTCAATATGAGATACATACGCCGCTTGAATATCGTGGCATTTACAATATCAGTGGTAGTTACCCCCGTAATAGCAGGGGTAGAAGCGTCGGTAATCGTTATCCAGTTGGAATTATCCCAGTATCTCGGTGCGTCAGTACCGTTAAAGCAGCATAAATAGGAGTTTCCAGCGGAATTGGTGAAATTAACGTACTGCCAACGGGCATTCGTCAATGATCCAACAACAGCAGCACCAACGGCTCCAGCACTTGTGACATTGTAAAACGAGTCATTTGCCGCAGCAAAGAGGGTCTGTGTACCATCCTGCGCGTTATACGGCATTAAGGACTCAACTTGCTGCCCTATGCCCGTTACATGCTCCGAATAGCCCTTGCGAACCCTTACGTCAGTGGTATTGCCGAACCAATTATCAGTTTCAGCGGCATAACCCTCCTTCATATCAGCAAGGGAATCTTTGGCGTTCCAGCCTTTGACCGGTGCGGAAACAGAGTGAGTGCGGGAAATCTCACGCCCTCTGGCTCTCTTGCGGAAAGCGGGGGTTCTCATAAATCCCAGCTGCCAATCGGGATAATCACGCCAGCTTGACGGTAATCTCTATCTCTGGACTCAAGACTTAACATTGGCTTGGAACCGTCACGGGCCATTGCGTCCATAACTCTACGCTCATAAGTCGCAAAATCCTCTGCATATTCCAAACCCTTCGTTTTCAACCAGCGCCAGCGTAGACCAAGACCCATAAGGTTTTCGTCCAGCAATCCGGTATCGCTATCGGCTGCCCATGCCGCCTGACCTGTGCCACCTGAACTCTGACACCAGGAAGTAGAGGCATAGGAAAAACCCATTGTCTCGCCAGCAGTCGGGGTGGGGGCAATATAGAAATTACCCTCACGTTCCTGCCACTGTTGGTAAGGGCCGGTCACTGGGGAGGCTTGGAGTGTTTGCCACTCCATATCATTCAGAGGGCCAGTTATCGGTAATGAGGTGGTGCGGTTCCAGATCGAATCATTGATAAAGTGGTCGAAATCACCGTCACTGACCACTGTCCCGTCGATTGCACCCTGATTAGCAGTACCGACAATCGTGAAGGTCGTATCTCTAACCTGCGCCCTCCAATGGCAACGAGTTTCTAAGTCCTCGCCTTCCTCGTCGGCTAACGCCAAAAGTTGAATTATTTGTACGTCAGTATTACCGACAACCAAGTTGGGGACGGCTATGCCAACCCTACGGGAAACCTTTTGAACCATTGTTAATAAGGACATTATGCACTTTCAGACACCTCTGGCTCTGGAGCCTTTGGCGGTCTGCCTCGTCGTTTTGGCTTTTCGCCGTCTTGAATACGTTGCTCAAGATCAGCGATTTTAGCCGCTAGTGTATCATTTTGTGCGCGTGTACGCTCATTCTCGGATTCCAAGGCAACCAACTTAGCACCTGAAATCTGGCCGTCAGAAGCCGAAATATAAGCAATCGCCTTTTTCTTAACGTCCCTCGCTCCCATGCCAAGCGCATCCATAGCCTCGTCGGTCATTTCAGCCGCAAGCTCAATCGTGTTAATTCCAAGGTCTACGGCGTTTTTCTGCATAGCCATGTTGATCTGATTCCACCCAACAATCGGTGTACCCTCAACAGGCATTTCAGAACCTTCTTTGAATCTCGCCAGTGCTGACATGCAGTAATCATAGTAACTCTGGGATATACGCTTGTGGTGTAATCGCTCTTTAAGCTGATCCCCCCACGGCGTAGTAGCAACACGAAATTGATATGCTTCCTGAACAGTGTCAGTAATCATGACCTGTTCCTCAACCCACTCACCATTCTTTTCAACAGTGCGGTAAACAGGGCGCTGAACTTCTTTCTCAATCTCTCTTGTCTCAAATGCCCAGCCTTCAGCAATATACGGGACTTCACACTTAATATCCCCGTGGGCGCGAATATGAACCTCAATAGTCGGCACATATACGGTTCTACCCTGCTTCATGGACTCCTGCCGATCCTCGGCGGTTCCATGCTCAAATCGCAATGAGGGTGGGTCGTCCTCCCTGAATGCGTCTGGTTTTTTTCCGGCTCTCTCTGCATCTGATGCTGTATAACTACTTGCTAGGTTACTAGACATATTTTCCTCGCTATGGCGTTTGTGCCGTTAATGCGTTTCATGTGGATCATTCATAAAAAAGGGGCGTAGCAAAGTATACTACACCCCTTCTCTTTAGCGGTTTACTTTAATGTGCGAAAGCTGCCATACACTTATCAGCAGAATCGTCAATGGCATAAGCGCAAACGGGATCGTCTACAGCCGCAGCCAAGGTTAAAGTAAGGTCGGTTGTGGACAAATACAGCGCATCACCATCAGCAGGAGTACCCGCCAAATCCTGAGTTGCTGTGAATGGCCCTTGAACCAACACCCAAACATACTCCGCAGTACCAGTTGCACCAGTAACAGCGACTTGCAGTACACCAGCCCCTACGGGCTTTGTGGCTGCGTCACTGTTATCAGTAACAACGGTATTGTTTTCAGTCGCTCCAGGTGATCCCAAGTAACCAACAACATCGCCAGCAGCGCCGGCAACAGTTGCAGTTTCATTGAGAACTTTTACATATTTATACTTTTTCCCATTGGAAGCCGTATAAACAGTACCTTCTGCGAATGCGGCAGAGGAATCATTTGAGGTTAGCTTTACGCCTATTAAATGCGTCATTTGATACTCCTATGCGTGCATTACACCTTGTAAAGATCGGTTTGAGCAGGTTAAGTTGCCCATCCAGATAATCGGGATAACTACTGCGTCCTGGTTAATTGCTCTCTGTTCCTCAACTTCAGTCATTTCAGCATCGCGGTGGCAGCACAGATTGAGATAATCCGTATTGACCATATACCCGTGGGCGGCTGAGATGCCTGATCCACCGTCAAAGATAACGTCAGCAGTCTTGTACTTCAGTGAAACAAAGCCGGCGCTGGCTGAGTCCGTAGACTTGTCAGTATCGGTGGTGTATCGCTTAATAGAAGTTTGCGACCCTTCAAAGAAAGTGAAGTAATCGTTGGATAGAACAACCAAATCAGGCTTGTCATTCCCTCGTACAAGTTCCAGCCAAAGCTGAAGCATGAAGGGATTTTCAAACGTGCTAGTCGAAAGCGTGATTGCTGAACCAGATAGAGGACTTGAAGCGTCCTGTACCGTGTTCTTCCAGAACGTGAAGGTAGCTGAAGCAATGCCGCCTACAGTACCGCCAGCAGTATCAGGAATCAGGGCTTGAAGGCCACCGATCTGATTAGAGGCAGTTCCGTCAGAGTAAATATCAGACGAAATGTTGTTCTTGAAGGTTCGCATACCGTTTTTCAGACGGGATTTGGCGAGATTCGTGATTTGTCGATCACCGGAGTTAATTCGCAGTTCACGACCAGATGCAGTTATATGTACCGCTGCTTGTTTCCAGTTGTATTCTGCTGCTGACAGCACATCACTTGCACTAATATCCAGAGCGTCATAGCCGCTATATCGCTGCCATGTACCATTCTCTGCGTAATCAAGTTCCTCAACGAGTGTTAATCCACCGTCCTCAACCTTCTTACGGCCTTTTCTGTTCATTTGCATGAGCAGGGCGTTGTTGTTCGTGACGTTATCAGCAAACTCCGCTTTGTGCTTACGGTAAGTGGTCGTGACCAGTTCCGTAAATGTACTGTTTGGAGAAGCCATTTTTCTTTCCTCACAAAAAAGTTAATTGATTATGACCGCGCCTTAATTTCTGCCATAGTCTCGGCCATAGTGTCGTCAACGCTTCCAGTGGGGGTTGGCTGTCTAACGCTGTGGGAGCCACTACGCTCAAGATTGTTATCCAGAGCCTTCTTAGCCTTTTCCACATGCGCTGTTGCTTGATCCTGACGTTTGGCTGAATCTGAGTGAGCCTGTTCGCTCATCAAAATCGGCCTGATCTTAGGATTCGCCCATATTTCGCGTTCATAAGCGGTTTCGAGGTCTATCCCCTCCGCTTCTACAATGGAAGCCATCTGCTGCCTTACGTTTTCAAAGTAAGGATGCTTCAGGGTTCCATCCGTATTCACTGCGGTTTCAAACTGATGTACTTCATTAACGACTAATTGCTCGGTCGCCTGTTGTCGCGCTGCCGCCAATCGCTCATTTACAGTCCGATCCACAGTCCGATCCACGTCCTGTTGGGTTAAACCTTGGGACTGAACCGATTGTCGATTGGTATATAATGCCACCATTTCGTTGACAACGCCATACTGTTTTGCTGTTTCCCACAATTGCTGCGCTTTTTGCTGCGGTGCGGCAGTCTCTAAGACGTAATAAGCGTTCAACATTGTGCCGATCGCTTCCGTCGGATTACTGCCTCTGGCGTTGATTGTGGGCATATAAGGGGCTACAACGGAGTTTATCTGGCGTCCGTAATTAGCGTCCTCTTTGAGCATTTCCACACCACGCATGGAATCCTGCTCTCGTTTGTGTATTTCAGCCCTATGCGTCGGAGAAAGTTCATTCCATGTCGATTTGGCTAATGCACGCCAGGTACTCGGTGGATTCACATATTCTTTAATTTCATTGCCGTCGTCGTCAAGTAGATTCTCAGCAACTACGATTTCAGGCTGTTCTACGCCCTCGGATTCTGGGTCTTTCTCGGCAAACTGGCCTTTTTCATCACGGGCTGGCCCTTCATCTGCCGGTGCCTCCTCGCTCGGCGTTTCCTCGCTCGGCGTTTCCTCGCTCGGCGTTTCCGCTTCAACTTCCTCAATTTCCTCCGCTTCTGAGGCTCTGATTTCACTCAGCGTTTCCTCCATTGACTCGTCGAGGGTTTGTACTTCAGACATAGTGTTCTCCTAGTCCTTGCCGAATGTCCATGACATTTTGGCGTTCCCCGCTTTATCCGTTTCCGGTGGAGGGTTATTTTGATACTTAATGTCGTTTAGCGTTTCTGCCATTGACTTATCAAGTTTTTGGTCTAACTTCTTATCCTCATGCGCTAAATGTGCATTAGCCGCACGGTGTTCGGATTCTTGCCCTTCGGATACACGACACCCGTTGCGCTCAAGGTCATAACGGTGTTGCCGTCTGCCTGAGATAATCTCGCCAGTGATCGGACTTGCATAGTCCTGATAATCCCTGTGTATGAAGTGGGATTTGGGTGGGGGTGGTGGGCGCATATCGTACTGATCCCACATATATTCGGGGATTAATTTGCCTGTTTCTGGGTCGGTCAAGTAGCGCATAGTCTCTACCCGCTCTTTCTCACCAAAAGCCTGATCCCAGTTATCGCCAAACTTCTCTTGTTTGACCGAAAATGGCCGTGGATTACTGCCTTTGCTCATTTTCTGTTGCGCTCCAGAACCTTTCTTGCCAATGTTTTAAGTGACAAGGGTTCTCTGACAGTAATAGCAGCCTCATACAAAGGGTCTGCCGTTTTCCTTTCAATCATAAGTGTCATAGCCGCAATCAGGAACCGTAAAGCGTCTGCCGTTATATCCTCTTTCGGGTGATCAAGCAGCGATCCTTCTGTGAATCCAAGCGCCAGTAGTTCAGCTTCCAATTCCCTGCAACGCTCATGAAGCGGGGCATTTAACTGTACAACGCTCAATCTTTGCCCCTATGAACGTGGACTTCAAAGAATCCGTCCTCGGCAAT